GAAAAAAGTGGCGCAAAAAACAGTAGAAAAATTTATATATAGAAGAAGTATATATAGAAGAAGTATATATAGAAGAAGTATATATAGAAGAAGTATATATAGAAGAAGTATATATAGAAGAAGTATATATAGAAAAAGTAAAAAAAAAGGAAAAAATAAAAAACCAATAGGGTTTCTTATTTTTTTACACCTTTTCATATTTATCAGCGTAGCAAGTAAAACGCCGATATAGAACTTTAAATTAATTTACCAAACATATACATTGTCAAAGATATTTTATAATTAATGGTAAAATTTTTACAATAAAAATCAAAACATTTTATTTCTTCATCCGTTGAATGTATTGAAATATAATTATGGTCAGACACTGAAATAATCCCTATATGAACATTTTCTATTTCTGGGGGAAGTTTTGAGTTTTGAAAGTCATTAATTCCTTTTAGTAAATAAGGTTTTATTTCTTTATCTAGACCTTCGTGGTCATCAGATATATAATCAGTATAATAATTACCATAAAATGTTTGACCAGGCCTATTCTGTATTTTAAAAATAAAAGTAATAAACATTATGAACTATAGTTTATTATATAAGATTCTATTTAAATTTTAGTTTATTATAAAAATCGGCTTTTTACTTGCTACGCTGATAAATGTGCGAAGGTTTAATATTATTATTATCATATAAATATATCAGAATACATAAAATATATAAAATATAATGGGAAAGTGCGAATCAGCAACAGCATCAATCGGTATACAGATTCTACTCTCTGACCTCATTGAACAAATAAATGAAACAAATTTTAATTTAATTAAAAAAATGTTATACGATGGTTGCATTGAAGATAATAATGATTATTATAATGAAGTATATGAAAAAATAATAGGATATGGAGAAAATGATAATGAATTACCAGAAAACTATTTAGAATTCAAAGAATATTTAATAAAAGAGTTCCAAAATAAAGGCTCTCTTTATAAATCAAAATTCAGTAATGAAGTAGAAGCCGATATAAGCAATGGCTGTTTATTTGAGAAAGATTTATTAGTTCCTATAAAAAATATTTTATCAACAGAAAGATGGGGATATAATAGATATGGAGCAAATAGTAGTTCAAGACCACTAGATTTTGATTTATCAATTGATTTAAATGAATATAAAGAAATTAACAAATTTAATATTATTTTTCTCGTTAAGCAACATTCGGGTTAAATAATTTAATCTTCTTTTTCTTTTGAAAAGCTAGGCGCCGAAGCCATTTGGTCAATATCGCCATTTAATAAATGCGTCATAACCATAGTAAGACCGTGCATATGACAAATATATGCGCCGTGTTCAGCGAATTTTAAAATGCCGTAAGGATTACTATCATAATATTTACATTCGCGATAAATAGCGAGAATCAGGTCAATAAAAGTTAAACCAAATTTATTTTTTAAATGCAGAGCACTAAAATCTTCATCTGCCATTGCACATTCTTTAATTAATGTTTTGATAATAGCAAACATTTCTAAATACTTACCTGTATTATAGCCCATTAACACAGCTACGTGGAAGAGCGTATTGCCATATTCATCTTGTTCATTCAATGCATTTTTCAATTCAGCAATATCGACAATATCACATAATGGCAATTTAATTGTCAATTCATATTTATCGGCTCTTTTTATGAAATTATTTTCGCCTCCTTCTTCTTCGCCTTCAGTAAATGACATAATATCGTGAATGGCCAGATGATTCGGGCCGCCGCATCGAATACGCGAATATTCATCGAAATGCCAGCGGGCGTGACACGAAGATGGTTCAATATAACGGGCATCGCTTTTTAATTCTTGGATTTGTTCATTGGAACACATTTTTTGTCTGTATGATGAATAATAATATTTTTAATCAGGAAAAAGTAATTCAATTTTTTATAATTTAAATAATTAAAATCCTACATTCGAGTTGCTTCTTGAATAATATAACGATTGAATGCCCAATCATCTAATTCTTTTGGTGATAACTTTTTTTCAGGTCCTGTAAAACTATTAAGAAAATCCGGTTTAATTAACCATTCATTTGTATCTGTATCAATCCAACCAGAATGATCAAAATCAAATAATTTATAGTCGCCATCTTTTTCAGGACTTTTTCCAATATTATCGAATTTCCAATCAAGATATATTATGCCTAATCCCTGTAAATAATCTTTCACTTTTTTCATTGCTTCTATTTGTTTCGCTAATTCTTTTTTATTGAGAATATAATTATCGTGATAATCTTCATCAGTTGAATACGTTATTAATTCTTCCATATCTATACTTTCGCCTGGATTTACTTCATAATAGGTAACTATATTTGGATGTGCTGGATTTGCTTGTAATATGGTAATAATTTGAAATTCATTTATGGCTTCTTCAAATGGAACATCAAATATTTTTCTAAAAAAAGGTTTTCCATCCGCGGTGGTTTCTGAAGTTTCACCGCTTTTATCTGTATCAGACATATAATAAATATACGAACCGCCTTTTTTGCTATATTTTTTAAGAGTATTGCTATTCTTGCTATGCTTATGCTTAATTGTTCTTTTTCTCTTTATAGTTGTCTTCTTATAAGTTCGACGTTTATTTTTTTTCCTTAAATATTTCATATATATTATTGAATTATTTTAAAAAATTGAAATAAGTATTTTAAATAATTATTAATAGATATTATCATATAACGAACAGAAAATGGATAAAATTGTATACATCACGAACTATTGGGCTTCAGGCATCATTCCGGCTATACTAAGAGATGAAGAGAAATGTGTTTTTCCGAGCCGAAATAATGTATGGATTCCAGGCGGATATGAAGGCGCAGGAGGATATTCAATGAGAAAAAAAACCGAAATTCTTGAATTTACAGGAAGCGAGGAAATAAAAAAAGATGTTATGCAGAAATGGAGTGAAGAGCAATATCGAGTAAAAAATAGATACTTTTAGAAAAAGTATAAGCGAAGTAAATATAGCAAAAAGTATAAGCGAAGCAAATGTAAAAAATACTTTTAGAAAAAGTATAGCAAAAAAATATAGCAAAAAAAATAGTTAGTTTTTTATTACATTCGCTATAATTTTTCTACTTATATTTTTTACATTTGCTTCGCTATATTTTTTTGCTATATTTACTTCGCTTATACTTTTTTTACATTTGCTTCGCTTAAAAGTATAAGTATTATTAAGAATACATCGCCGTCCACGCGCCACTATCTGTACTCTTTTTAATTAATTTATCAACAATTTCCGGAGTGACAGTAATTGGAAATGTCACTTCCATTTTCATATTATCATCTTTATCGAATAAATTCACGCCAGGTTTCATTAAACGATACAGATTCAGTTTCGTATGAATGATTTCAAGGCAGCGTTTTAAATTACGCACACCATCTTCTTTCTCTGTATGCGTATTAATAATATAATGGATAGTTTCATCCGGCACGATAATTTCATCGCTTTTAAATGCAACTTGTTCGCGGATTTTTGGTAAGAGATGATTATTGGAAATAATTGTTTTTTGTGGCCCGTCATAGCCTTTCGTATGGATACGATACATTCGGTCCCGTAAAATCGGATTGACTTTCGATTCGTCATTATAACTGAAAATGAAAAGACAGCGACTAATATCGAAATCAATACCTGCAAAATATTTATCGTGGAATTTATTATTTTGTGTCGTATCGGTCAAATGTGTTAAGATGCCAATAATTTCTTCACCTTTCGGCGTATCACTGACTTTATCTAATTCATCGAAATAAATAACGGGATTCATACTTTTACTACTAATTAGAATATCCACGATTTTTCCCCAAGAAGACCCTTCATAAGTATATGAATGACCTTCGAGAAAACTGCTATCCGTTGCACCGCCAAGCGCAATAAAAGCGAAATCGCGGCCGAGAATTTTACTAATGCCTTCTTTCACAAGCGTTGTTTTGCCCGTACCCATTGGCCCTTTAATGGCAATAGCTGTTCCGATTGCTTCAGGGTTCACTAACCACTGTCCAATCATTTGCATAATTTGTAATTTCGCATCACTTAAACCATAGACGGCATCATCAAGAATATTTTTGGCCTTTTCCATAAAATCGTGGCATTTTTCAATACCGTCATTAATGGTGAGCGGTAAGACTTTATTCTTGCCAAATGGGATTTGCATAAAAGTATCAACCCAATTCTTGATTTTATAATATTCGCCTGCGCCAGGGTCCATATAGCGTAAAGTATTGATTTTTTTAATCGCGCACGCTTTATAAGCAATCGGAATATCTGAATCGATTAAAGAGAGACGATACGGTTTATCCACATCTGAATATTTAGTAATTTCTTCTAATTGTTTAATTACTAATACTTGTTGGTCCGCCGACATTTTATCTTTAAAGAATCGCACATCATTCATTACATTCTTTTCGCGTAATAATTTTTTAAAATTATTCGTGTTTTTTGTTTTTTGTTTTTTGAGTAACCGTTTTTGTTTTTTCTTACGTTCCAGCTCCTGCTTCTCCAATTCGGCAATAATTTTTCGAATACTTTTACTTTTTTTCTCTTTTTCGCTTAACCCTTCGACCATTTCTTTTAATTTATTATAACCCGAATCCGCTTCGGCTTCGTTTGCATCGTTTGCATTATTTGCTTTTGCTGTATCTAATTCGTCTTCACTGTTTTCTGCACTATTTTCGGTGCTGTTTTCTGCAGGTGTATCTGCATCTGCATCCTCATCTGCTTCGCTTGCATCTTCATCCTCGTCTGCTTCGCTTGCATCCTCATCTGTATCATAATCATCTTCATCTTCATCTTCATCTTCATCGTCATCTTCATCCGGGTCATAATCTTCATCACCCTCTTCATCATAATCTTCGTCAAAATAATTATTCTTATTATTCTTATTACTATGAGCTCCACCCAAAGTGAAAATGATATTAAATTTTGAACCACCTTTCAACATATTTTCTAAACTATTTTTTCCTTTTTTATTTCTCTTTCTATTATTACTATCTTCCTCCTCTTCCTCCTCATCAAACTCCTCCTCCTCATCTTCCTCTTCCTCCTCGAAAAGTTTTCTTCCTTTTTTATCTTTATGCTTACTAGATAATTTAGGTGGACGAGGAAAATGGATTGGCGATAGAAGAGGCGGAGTAATATATCCTCCCACTTTATTTTTTATTTTTTTATTTCCTCTTTCTACTTTTTCATTTATATATTTAGAAGGGAATAATTCAGAAAGTAATTTCGCATACTTCTTTTTATCTATTCGACCATTCTTATCGATACAATCTTGTTCTTCCTCTTCCTCTTCTTCATCTTCTGAAATCCACTCTTCCTCATCATCATCATCCTCCTCCTCATCATTCTCCTCTTCTTCATCGGATGAAGAAACATTCTTTTTATATTCTTCTTTTCCTTGTTTAGAACGAGTTGAATAACCGTGGGTTGATGACGACGAACTGGAGGTTTGAGACTTATTTTTTTTATTTGTCTGCGACGATGATGATGAAGATGATGAAGGTACCGCCGCCGCTGCGGAATTTTTATTTTTTTTATCAAGAGGGGCAGTAATAATAAATTCCATTTTCCTGTGTTGTTGCTGTTTTTGAATGTTAATAATAATTAATATTTATATAAGTAAATTTAAAAATTCAATTTTTAGTAATATATTATATATTAAAATAAAATTGAAAAGAAAAGAATCTAAATATTATTTTGTTAATATAAGAACACTTAATAAAAGGAAAAAATGGCACAACGCACAAAAGGAACGATTGAAAAGAAGAATGCCTCAAAAATTATCGGTATTCAGTTTAGTATTCTATCCCCTGAAGAAATTAGAAAAGGGTCAGTCGCTGAAATAAAATATCGTGATGGATTCGTGAATAATAAACCGGTAATGAATGGTTTATTCGATCCGCGAATGGGCGTTTTAGAACCGGGCTTTGTTTGTCCAACCGATGGTTTAGATTATATTCAAACGCCAGGTTATTTTGGGCATATTGAAATGGCGCGGCCAATATTCTATATTCAATATTTAAATACGATTATTAAAATCGCCCGTTGCGTTTGTTTTAAATGTAGTAAATTATTAATTAGTAAAGAAAAGTATAAACATATTCTCGCTTTATCTGCCGAAGACCGCTGGAGTTTCGTGTTTAGTATCGCCAGTAAAATTAAACGATGTGGTGAAGATACGAGCGACGGTTGTGGTTGTAAACGCCCGAAAAAAATCAAGAAAGAAGGGTTGGCGACTTTAATCGCCGAATGGGATAAAGTCGAAGGTACTGGAGGCAGCGGCGGAGGAGGAGAAGGTGAAGGGGGCGAA